CGGTCGCCGCTCTGATGGACGCCTGGGTCGCATACAAACTCAACAAGGACATGTTCGACTAGGAGGTGGATGTCATAGGACTGCGAGACAGACTACAGCACGCCTACAACGCCTTCACTGGCAAGGACGTCAGCCGGTCGACCCTCGGCCCTTCCTACACAGTACGGGCCGACAGGCTCACACTCGGTTGGACAGCCGACAAGTCGATCATCTCGTCCCTGTTCAACATGATCGCCATCGACGTGTCCGCCACGCCGATCCGACATGTCGATACGGCTCAAAATGGAACCTTCGTCGGGATTCGGCGCTCGGCTCTCAATGACTGCCTGATGCTCGATCCGAACATCGACCAGAACGGTCGTGCCTTCATCCAGGACGCCGTGCTGTCCCTGTTCGACGAGGGGGTCATCGCCATCGTCCCGGTCGAGTCCGATCTGGATCCGAGGACGAACAACAGCTTTGACATCAAGCAGCTTCGAGTCGGGCGGATCACGCAGTGGTTCCCCGAGAACGTCGAGGTGGAGGTCTACAACCAGGCCACCTCGAACAAGGAGCGGGTGATCCTGCCGAAGCGCACGGCGGCCATCATCGAGAATCCTCTCTACGAGGTGATGAATAAGCCGAACTCGACACTCAAGCGACTGAGCCGCAAGCTCTCCATGCTGGACCTGGCCGACGAGAAGACGTACACAGGCAAGCTGGACATCATCATCCAGCTCCCCTACGTCGTCAAGACCGAGGCTATGCGCCAGCGGGCTGAGAACCGCATTCAGTCCATCGAGGATCAGCTCGGCAAGGGCGGACACGGGATCGCCTACACCGACGGCTCCGAGAAGATCACTCAGCTGAACCGCCCGGCGGAGAACAACCTGCTCGATCAGATCAAGTTCCTCACCGCCGAGCTCATGAGTCGACTTGGGATCTCGGAGGACGTCTTCAAGGGCACTGCGACGGAGATCGTCTGGACGCACTACTGGAACCGGGCTGTGGAACCCGTGCTCTCGGCTCTCGCCGACGGGATGAGTAAGGCCTTCCTCACGAAGACCGCGCGCACCCAGGGTCAGGCCGTGCAGTACATCCGTGACCCGTTCAAGAACGTTCCTCCGAGCCAGATCGTCACGTCCCTGGACACCATGCTGAGGGACCAGGTAATCACGCCTAACGAGGCCCGTACGAGGATCGGTCTTCCGCCGTCTCCGAACGAGCAGGCGGATCAGTTGCAGAACCCGAACATCAACCCGCAGATGGGTGACACCTCCCTGGACGGCGAGGGGGATTCTCCGGACTCCGGTCCTGATGTTCAGTCAGTGCTCAGCATGCCGATGAGCCAAGTCAGAGGAGAAGGATGAAGTTCGACTTCAGTGGCTGGGCCACTAAGAACGACCTGACCTGCTCCGATGGACGCACTATCAAGCATAATGCGTTCAAGGAGAATGACGGCCAGCGCGTGCCGCTTGTGTGGCAGCATGGGCACAACGCCGTCGACAACGTTCTCGGGCATGCGCTGCTCGAGAATCGAGATGAGGGTGTTTACGCCTACTGCGCTTTGAACGACACTCCCGCGGCCGACAACGCCAAGGAGCTCGTCAAGCACGGCGACGTCAAGGCTCTCTCGATCTACGCCAACCGCCTCGACCAGCGAGGGGCTGACGTTATTCACGGCAACATCGTCGAGGTTTCCATGGTCCTTTCCGGGGCCAACCCGGGCGCCTTGATCGACAACGTTGCTCTGGAGCACTCGGATGGTTCATGGACCGAGTCCGAGGAGGAGGCCATCATCTATTCAGGCCTCACGCTCTCGCACGATTCCGGAGACACAACGGAGGACACAGAATCCATGGACGAAGACGAGGCTTACGACGAGGACGACCTCACGGTTGCCGATGTCCTCGAGACCCTCGACGACGACCAGCGTCTGGCTGTTGCGGCCCTTATCGAGGAGATCAGCGGTGACGTTGATGACGATGAGGACTTCGACGAGGACGAGGAGTTCGATGAGGACTATGACGAAGACTACGAGGAGGACGCCGAGCACGGCGACTCTGGGGGTGATACTCTGATGCATTCCAACATCTTCGAGGGCGACGCTCGCCGGAACGTGGGCCCGCACCTCTCTCACGCCGATGAGGAGCAGATCTTCGCCGAGGCCCGTATGCCCGGCATGACTCTTCGCACCGCCGTCCTGGCTCACGCCGCGGACTACGGTATCAAGAACCCCGAGCTTCTGTTCCCGGACGCCACCAACCTCGATCCGGAGCCTCAGCGCGTCATGCGCGAGAACTCCTGGGTCTCCAGGGTTCTTCAGGGCGCCAAGCACACTCCCTTCTCCCGTGTCAAGACCCAGTGGTCCAACCTGACCGCCGAGGAGCTGCGGGCCAAGGGTTATGTCAAGGCCAGCCGCAAGAAGGACGTCGTCTACGAGATCGCCAACCGGAAGACCGAGCCGACGACCGTCTACAACAAGACCAAGATCGACCGTGACGATGTCCTCGACATCACCACGTTCAACGTGGTCGCCTGGATGCAGCAGAACTTGCGCTACTCCCTCGAGGAGGAGCTGGCCCGCGCCGTCCTGATCGGTGACGGTCGTCAGGTGTCTGACGAGAACAAGATCAAGGAGGCCAACATCCGCCCCATCTGGACGGATGACGAGCTCTTCTCCCACAAGGTCCTGATCGACAAGGACGCCAAGACTCCCGACATCATCGACGCTGTCCGTCGGAGCCGGAAGTTCTACAAGGGTTCCGGTTCTCCGGTCCTGTTCACCACTAACGGGTTCGTGTGCGACATGCTCGAGATCAAGGACCTCAACCAGCGCTACGTCTACGAGACCAAGCAGGCGGTCGCCAACGCCCTGAACGTCTCGGACGTCATCGAGGTCGAGGTCATGGAGGGCGCCAAGCGCGAGGTCACCGGCAAGACCCAGAACCTGCTCGGCATCATCGTCAACATGCAGGACTACACCATGGGCTCCGACAAGGGCGGCGAGACCTCGTTCTTCGAGCAGTTCGACATCGACTTCAACCAGCAGAAGTACCTGCTGGAGGCTCGTTGCTCGGGCGCGCTGACCAAGTACAAGTCCGCGATCGTCATCGAGAAGGCCACGGCCTGATTCGGTCAAAATGGCAAGATTCTTCGGAAGCGTAGGCTACGGACACGCCGTCGAGACATCTCCCGGCGTGTTCGAGGACAAGATCACAGAGAGGGAGTACTACGGGGACGTCAACCGCTCCCAGAAGCAGTACGACGGAGAGGCGAAGGTCATCCAGAATCTCCGCCTCAACAACGAGATCTCCATCGTGGCCGACTCCTACGCCGAGGAGAACTTCTTCGCCATCAAGTATGTGAGGTGGATGGGGGCGCGCTGGGTCGTCACAAACGTGGAGGTCCGCCGCCCCCGCCTCATCCTCAACCTCGGAGAGGTGTACAATGGCCCAACGCCTTGAATTCCACAGCAAACTCGTCGAGGCGCTGGGCTCGAGGAACGTCTACTTCCAGCCCCCGGAGTCCGTCCAGCTCACCTACCCGTGCATCGTGTACGAACGGAGTCGAGCCGACTCGAAGTTCGGCGACAACGCCAATTGGATGTACACACCGCGCTTCTCGGTCACCCTCATCAGCAGGAATCCCGACGAGCCGGTGCTCGATGCCCTTGCGGCCATGCCGATGTCTACCTTCGAGAGGCACTTCGTGGCACACAATCTTCATCACGACGTGTTCAACATCTACCAAGGAGTATAGATGGCTGTCCTGACCTGGGACGAGACGGGCAAGAAGTTCTACGAGACTGGTGTGGACCGCGGTGTCCTCTTCCCCGTTGACCTGACCACTGGTGCTTACGCCAAGGGCGTCGCCTGGTCCGGTCTCACCAACGTCACCGAGACTCCGAGCGGCGCGGAGCAGACTGACCTGTACGCCGACAACATCAAGTACCTCTCCCTGACCTCGGCCGAGACGTTCGAGGGCAAGATCGAGGCATACACCTACCCGGACGAGTGGCTCCAGTGCGACGGCTCCGCCGTTGTCGACAAGGTCGTCATCGGCCAGCAGGACCGCTCGGCCTTCGGCCTGGCGTACCGCACCATCAAGGGCAACGACCAGAAGAAGAACAACTACGGCTACAAGCTTCATCTGCTCTACGGCCTGAACGCCTCTCCTTCTGAGCGCTCCTACGCCACGGTGAACGACTCGCCCGAGGCGATCACCTTCTCCTGGTCCTTCAAGGGCACTCCCGTCAACGTGACCGGCCACAAGCCCACCTGTGTCGTCACCCTCGACTCCACGGTCGTCGGCAGTAAGGGCATGACCGCCATCGAGAAACTGATCTGGGGCGACGGTGCTACCGAGTCCAAGCTCCCGACCCCTGACGAGGTCATCGCCGCCGTCAAGGCCGCGGTCTGATGACTCCCACGGACCCCGTGATCCGCTCCGGGGTCCGTGGTGACTTCCAGGGAGGAACGAATGCTGACGATTCACGTCGTCGGGGATGAGCTCTACGACGAGGATCGCAATGAGTTCATCAATGGGTTCGAGGGAGACCTCGAGCTGGAGCACAGTCTCGTCGCTCTGTCAAAATGGGAGTCCAAGTGGCACATCCCGTACCTCGGTAACGAGAAGCTCACCACCGATCAGGTTCTGGATTACGTCAAGTGCATGACTCTGAACGAGATAGACCCCGTCGCCTATTCACACCTGACCCTCGAGAACATCCAGGCCATCAAGGAATACATCGAGAACAAGATGACGGCCACGACATTCGTCGAGGTCGAGGGATCCAGCCCCGATCGAGGGGTCGTCACGTCGGAGCTCGTCTACTATTGGATGGTGGCTCTACAGATCCCGTTCGAGTGTCAGTACTGGCACATCAACAGACTACTCACACTCATCCGAGTGTGCAACGCGAAGAACCAACCAGATAAGAAGATGTCGACCGCCGCCACGCTTCGACAGAATCAGGCTCTGAACGCGGCGAGACGGGCCAAGTACCACTCACGAGGTTAGTATGCCTGGCGTAACTCCTCTACTTCACACCACTGTGCGGGGAGAGTCCAGTCCGTTCAGTACGGTCTACATCTCCCCCACCAATGGGGTCACCGACGCCTCCGTCACTCTCGGGTCCAACCCGAACTTCGAGCTGGACGTCGCCTTCTACGCTGGATCCCAAGCCCTGCTCAAGGTCGTCCGTCTTGACGGAACCTCGGACCAGAAGCTCATCGACCTCAAGGAGTCCATGCCCGAGAAGGTCGTGTGGTTCAACTCTCGAGCGGGCTCTGGTTACGGGACGTTCGACACCGGCTGGATCAAGTGCCCTGACAACAACGCCTACGTCTACCGTGTCATGGCGGGCATGGTCTACGTCAAGCGCAATAGCGACTGGCAGACTCAGGATCTTAATGGAACGAGGGACGTCAAGGTCGTCGACCTCCCCAAGGAGATCCAGGTTCGTAGTCGTTCCACCTTCGTCCTGCCCAAGGGTGATTACACAGACGACGGATCCATCATCGAGATTTGGCCTGGAGACGCGATAACGCCTCCGCGTGTTCGTGCGCAGCTCAAGGCCAACGGGGCTCGGATCATCCCGGTACTCTTCGCCCCAATCGAGAACTCCAACGGGTGAAAAGGTCAAAATGACTGTATCTCAGTACGCAGCATCCTGCGCCAGGTACTACGCCGACGTTGCGGATGTCGGCTACTCCCAGCCGGACCGCTGGACTTTCTACGATCAGTCCGATTGGGACGGCTGGCTCGTCCAGTCTCCCGCCAATGCGGACTGCTCGGCCCTTGTCGCCGGTTGCTATAACCTCGCCGCTCACCACGAGTGGGGCGAGCCCTTCACCGCCGGTTATTTCCCCCGGTCGACCTGGACTGGTTCTCTCCGGGAGGAGAGCCTGGCTAGGAACTTCGCCGACATCTCCGATCAGTGGACTGGCAACGAGCCAGACGGCGGGTTCGAGATCGGTGACATCGTTTTGTCCGAGGAGGCCTCGGGCGGTCGTGGGCATGTCGCTATGGTCACCGGACTCGGCCCGACCATCCTGTCCGAGGCATGGATCGCCGAGGACGGTTCGATCGACGGATATCTCGGCGACCAGACCGGTAGCGAGGTCCGCTCGATCGAGTACAACCAGCATCCCTATACTCAGGCCGCCGCTTGGACACACTGCCTTCGCAGGCGGGACAACCACGGCTCCAGTGCCCCGTCCCACCGCGAGGAGAACGGTGCGGCCACTTCTATCCAGGATGCGGTTCTCCGTGCGGCTGACGCCGTTGGTTGTCCTTGGTGGGCCGCCCTTGGCGCGCTCAAGATGGAGACCGGTGAGGCCGGAGCTAATATTTACGGACACGACGCCGGAGGCGCCTGCTCTGGTTGGGGCGAGGTGACGAGGGACAACTTCCTCAACTACTTCTGGCCCATCGTCTCTGAGTGGGGCACCTCGAACGGTGTCGGTCCGCTCCAGGTCACCTACAACGGGTATTTCATCAACGACCCGAACCGGGAGTGGTGGGATCCGCAGAAGTCCTCTGAGGTCGGCTGCGCCATCCTCAAGGGACTCATCCAGTCCGAGGGCGATTCCTACGAGGACCTCAAGCGAGTCGGTTCTCGATACAACTCTGGGTCCGCGGATGGGGCCTATGAGGCTTACGGCATTCCGTTCTCCGAGGCATGCCGCTACTGGTACGATAAAGGCCGTCCGAGCCAGGGCTCGAGCGACGGCGGAGAGGAACTCGAAGTGTCATACGCCACCGATCTTCTCGCTGAGATGAAGGATCGTCTCGTTGAGATTTCCGATCAGACCGGTGCCGGCATCGCTGGTCGTCGTTTCGACGGTCCGCTTGTCGGCTGGCTGAAGGACATCTCCTACAAGCAGGACAAGCTCCAGAAGTCTCTCGACGAGATCAAGGACAAGCTTGGCGAGAGCAAGTGAGGTTATTATGCCTTACTGCCATGTGAAGGGGGACATCCCGCCTTTCGCTACTCTCACCGTCGATCCCGATGATGGTCCGACATACGTCGATACTGCGGGCGAGAACGGCAAGATCGACGGCATGGTATGGTTCTTCCGCAACACCAACGCTCGCCTCTTCCTGGATGACCAGGGCTGGCCCGCCACGAAGACGGTCAAGCTCTCCGAGGACGACATCGTCGATGTCACTATCAAGAGCAATCGTCCCGCTGGCGGCGGAGGCGGGGGTAACGGGAATGTCATGATCCTCGGTCGTGAGGAGCAGGTCCCCGCCGGCACCCCGCCTAACACGGTTATCGTTCGAAAGGTCTGATCATGGCGTCTCCCATGAAGGGTATCGCAGTCTCCAAGAATCCTGACGAGAAACTGAGTGTTCCGTCGGTCGCCGGGGACTGGGCACTGCTCATCGTGGGCGGTCAGCTCAACCACATGCAGGACTGCACGCCCGATGGCTGGACCGGAAAGTACGCCGAGGGTGAGGACATCCGGTCCTGCACTGTGGCCGTCAAAATGGTTGCAAATTCCGCCGACACGCAGAACGTGGCTTGGAAGTCCAAGAATGCCACATACGCTGCACGCTGCTGCGCCGCCTTGATCGTCCTTGATGGGGCAAAAGTGAAGCAGCTTGTTCCGCGTACGCCGGAGAAGGAGTCGACCGGCTGGCAGAACGGTCCGTTTCCGCAGATCACCGGGTTCGTACAGCACGATGTGAACACCGCTGCGGTCGGCGCATTCCCGGCCAACGTCGAGTCGATCACTAACGGGGCCTGGGGGAAGGCCACGGACAAGTCCTGGTCCTCGATTGTCGTCGGGTACGCGCAGTCCGCATACACACCGCCGACTGATGCCGGTATCAAGGTTCGATTCGGCGTCGACGTCAGACTCAAGGAGCAGAACGACTCGCTCGATCCGACTCTCGCCGATGGATCCAAGATCGGGGTTGTCGTCTGGGATGGGGCCAAGGAGATCGGGACGCTAACGATGCGAGCGATCCCCGAAGGGGCTAAGACGATCACTGAGCTCCTCAGGACTCCGCATTTCATCGTGGCACACCGGGGCGGGTCCCTGTCATGGCCGGAGCACACCGAGGTCGCATACACGCAAGCCGTCGACTACCATGTGCATGCGCTGGAGTTCTCCGCGGCGAAGAGCAAGGACGGCGTTTGGTTCGGATGCCATGATCAGAGCATGAGTCGCCTAGTTCCCGCGTTGACCAAGAAGGCCGACGAGTACACCTGGGCCGAGATCAAGGCTGAGGCGTCGAAGACCCAGTACATGCCAGCCAAACTGGACTGGTTGATCGAGAAGTACAGCTCCACCCATGTCATCGTCTTCGATCCGAAGTACAAGATGGGTGAGTGGCGAGAGGTCTGTGACATGTTCAAGGGCATGGAGCAGAAGATCATCATCAAGGCGTATTTCGACTCCAAGTGGATGTTCGACATGGTGCGGGCTCGAGGATTCAAGACCTGGGGGTACGCCTACAACTCGGACATCACCAAGACGGCTTACGCGGATTTCCTCAAGGGGAACGTATGCGATATTCTGTCCATGGAGTTCGACGCTCCCCAGACGACTTGGGATCCTCTGAAGGCCTCCGGGCTTCCCACCGTTGCGCATATTCCCGCCACTGCCGACAACCTCAAGGTTGGATGGTCCCGAGGGGCCATGGGAGCCATAGTGGCCGGTATCGCGGCCTCCTGTGAGAGGGCCGCATGAGTCCAGCGTTCACGCTGGAGATCGATTCGAGGATGGATACGGGGAAGTGGCTCGAGAGACTCAAGGAGGGCCGCTTCTTCGATTTCCTCGATGACTGCGGACAGGCCGGGGTGGCTGCATTAGCCGCTGCTACTCCGGTCAGGTCTGGTTACACCGCATCCAGCTGGTCCTACGAGATCAAGCGGAGCGCGAACCGAGTCTCGCTGGTCTGGAACAACTCCCACGTGGAGCAGGGTGTCCCGATCGCAGTCATATTGCAGTACGGGCATGGCACCAGAACCGGTGGCTATGTCCAGGGCGTGGATTATATAAATCCGGCGCTCAGGCCTATATTCGACAGCATCGTCAAGCAGCTTGAAAGTGCGGTGAGAGGCTAGTGGCGTCCATCGAGGAGCGGGTGGTCTCGCTCAAGTTCAACAACGGCCAGTTCATGAACGGGGTTCAGGACTCCCTCAACGGAGTCAAAAAGCTCGAGGAGGGGCTGGCATTTCGCGGCGGTGTTGAGGGGATCAATCAGGTCTCCGCGGCCGCCAAGAATCTCAATTTCTCGGAGGCCCAGGCGGGTATCGCCGAGACCACGAGCAGGTTCTCGGCTCTCCAGTCGATCGCGTTCGGCGCACTCGCCAGCATCGGCGGTAAGATCACCGAGATCGGCTCCTCGATGCTCTCGAGCTTCACTGTTCAGCCCCTTATCGATGGTATGAAGGAGTACGAACTCCAGCTCAACTCCGTTCAGACCATTCTGGCAAACACCGCCCAGAAGGGCGAGACGATTCAGACCGTTAATGCGGCTCTGGACCAGCTGAACACCTACGCGGACCAGACCATCTACAACTTCGGTGAGATGACGTCCAACATCGGTAAGTTCACCGCTGCTGGTATCGGTCTGGACGACTCTGTCGCGTCGATTAAAGGTCTGGCGAACTGGGCCGCCGTAGCTGGAGCCAACTCTGAGGCCACCTCGAGGGCGATGTACCAGCTTTCGCAGGCCATGGCCGCGGGGACGGTGAAGCTTCAGGACTGGATGTCCCTGGAGAACGCCGGCATCGCCACCAAGCAGTTCCAGGACCAGCTTATTCAGACTGCCAAGATCCACGGCAAGAGTGTCGACGAGATGATCGCCAAGGACGGGTCGTTCAGGCTCTCCCTCCAGGAGGGATGGCTGACCCAGGAGATCATGATGGAGACCCTCAAGCAGATGGCCGGGGAGTACTCCGACGAGCAGCTCGCATCCATGGGATACACCGAGGAGCAGATCGCTCAGATCCAGGAACTGGCCAGGACTGGTATGTCCGCGGCCCAGGACATCAAGACCTTCTCCCAGTTGATGGGCGTCATCGGCGAGGAGCTCGGTTCGTCCTGGGGTCAGTCGTTCCGAATCATCTTCGGCGACTTCGAGCAGGCCAAAGCCTTGTGGACTCAGGTAGGCGCATTCCTAACGGGCCCAAGTGGTATCATCACCCAGATGGGTAACGCCAGGAACGCTCTCCTCCAGGGATGGGCGGACCTCGGCGGCAGGGAGAAGGTCCTCGAGGGGCTCGCCTCCCTGTTTCACGCCATGTGGGAGCCACTCCAGCGCATCGGCCAGGCGTTCTCGCAGGTCTTCAGCGGTCCATCCGCCGAGGGTCTGTACAGCATATCCGAGGCTTTCGCCAACTTCATGGCCAAGCTGGTCCCCAGCGAGTCGACTATCGAGTCCCTCGGCATGTACTTCGAGGCGTTCTTCCGAGTCATCAAAATAGGTGTTATGGTCCTGTCGGACTTCGGCAAGATCGTGGCCTGGATCGCCGGAGGAGCACTCAAGGGACTCGGGGCTCTTATTTCCAGTCTCCGTGGACACACTGCGGATTGGTCCTGGCAGCTGAGGGACCACGTCGTTGCGATTCAGGAGTGGTACGACAACCTGAACGTCGCTGAGAACGTCATCAAGGCCATTATCTGGACCGGCAAGGGGCTCAAGCGCATCTGGGAGAACTTCTCGGAGGGATTCCACGACGAGATCACGCCTAGCCTCAGGCGACTCAGGGAGGCCTGGGACGCTCTGTGGGAGGCGCTGAAGTCCGCGGGCTCCGGCATCAAGGAGGCCGTCGTCGGTCCATTCCGGGAGCTCAAGCGGGGCGCCCAGGAGGTTGGTCAGGCGCTCGGTATCGTCAGTGAGTCCACGGATGACGCGGGCGACTCCGCCGAGGAGAACGAGTCCAAGTTCACGAAGCTCAAGAACAAGATCGTCGACCTGTTCGAGTCCGCCTTCAAGAAGTCGTATTTCTGGGGGCAGCACCTGGCCGACCACCTTATTCCGGCTATCGAGAAGCTCACCAGCTTCATCAACTGGCTGACCGAGTGCATCAACAAGCAGGCGGTTGTCGTCGAGGACTGGTTGACTCCGAAGATGCGGACTCTTGCCGAGCTCTACGACGAGATCTCCACCAAGTTCAGCGAATGGGCCGAGCAGATGAAGAACGGCCCGGATATCGCCTGGCTCTCCTCCATCGGCGGTATTCTCAAGTCCGTTGGATCGGGTGTCTGGGGCGTCCTGAAGAATCTGGCGACCCTGAACTTCGATTTCGACGTCGAGCCGTTCAAGAAGGCCTTCAGCGATCTGAAGACTCTCATGGGCGAGTACGCCGAGTCCGTCAAGTACGGTTGGAGCACCACCAAGGACTTCATCGCCAATCTTGAGCTCAAGGACAAGGCCACCGCAGGCTGGAAGAACTTCGTCAAGCTCATTCAGGGCATCGGTAAGGTTCTCGGAGCCATCGGAAAGGTCGCTGTCGTCGCCGCCAAGGCTCTCATCGAGCCGTTCAAGGGTGCATTCAGTGAGCTCAAGGAGATGGCCGACAATGGAGACTACACCGGCATATTCGACAGCATCCTGAAGGCCGGAGCCCTGGCCACCTTCATCGCCATGGCTCGCAAGGTCATATCCACCCTCAAGGAGTGGGGTCAGGCCGGATCGAACTTCGCGGGTATCCTCGGCAGCGTCAAGGACACCATCGACGCGTTCAAGGACTCGATGGAGGCCACGACCAACAAGGTCAAGGCTACCACGATTCTCCTGCTAGCCGCTGCGGTCCTCGTTCTGGCAGGCGCCCTATGGGTCGTCGCACAGATCCCGGCTACCAAGATCATCATGGCCGGCTCCGCCCTTTATTTCATGTTCAACATGCTGAAGAAGGCCGAGGACGAACTGTCCGAGTCCAACGACAACAAGGACATGAAGGGCATGGCCAAGCGAATGCTGGCCCTGGTCGTATTGGCCGGGGTGGCGCTGCTCCTCGGCAAGGCCTTGAGCAATATCGGATCCATGGACTGGGATGACATTCTCAAGGGCGTCATCGGACTGTATGCAGTCGTGAAGATGATGATATCCATGGCCGACACCACGACCAAGAGCAATGTTGATCTGCTCGCTTTCTCCCTCGTGGCCGTCCCCCTGGGTATCGGTGTCTGGCTGCTCGCTCAAGCGGTCAAGCCTCTGGGCGAGATGAGCCTGTCCGACCTGGCTCAGGGCGTTATCGCACTCGGACTCATCATGAAGATGATGACCATGATGTCGCAGATGGGCACGGTCAAGATCAAGAAGGCCTCGGCCTTCGCGTTCCTCGCTCTGGCCCTTACCATGAGGCAGATCGCCAAGGTTCTCACCGAGATCGGTGACCTGTCCTGGGGAGACACCATCAAGGGCATCGTCGCTATGGACCTGTGCCTCACATCTCTGGCCGTGGCCGTATCCAGGCTCGGCGAAGGAGAGGAGGGTCTCGGCGGCAAGCACCTCGTAGGGGCCCTGTCTGCTCTCATACTCGCAGTCACACTCAAGATCGTGGCCAAGGAGATCGAGAGCTTCGCCACGATGGATTGGGGGACATATGCCAAGGGTCTCACCATGATGGCTGTGGCTCTGGGTATCCTGGTCGGCATTTCGAGCCTGGGCGGCGGAAGCCTCGGGGGTGCCGCGGGCCTGATGATCACGGTGGTGGCTCTAGCGATGCTCGTCCCGGTTATGCGAACGTTGGGCGAGATGGACTGGGGGACCGCAGGCAAGGGTATTGCCATCATGGCAGCGGCTCTTGGTGCACTTGTGGTCATTGGCTACATCGCCGAGGGAGCCGCTATCGGACTGGTCGCTCTGGGCGGCGCCATATTGATGATCGGTTACGGCGTCGGCCTGGCTACCGATGGTATCGCCAACCTGGTGAATGCCATTGCGAACCTGTCGACAACCGGCGCAGAGGGCGTCCAGACGTTCCTGGACGCCGTCGACGGATTCATAGAGCGGATGCCCGCCATGGGTACGGCTATCGGTGAGGCCTTCATCAACTTCATGCAGGTCTTCATCGACAACCAGGGCACCATCGTCGAGTACATCAAGGTCGTCCTGACGTCCGCGGCTCAGGCGATGATCGAGTCCATTCCGACGTTCGTCGAGCTCATGATCACCATCATCCACGCGATCATCCAGGTGGTCTACGACTGCGCTCAGGAGATCATCGACTGCGCCATATTCTTGATCATCACCCTGTCGGATGCGCTTATTCAGAACATGCCGACACTGGTCGAGAGGGGTTCGGACCTCCTTACGTCCTTCCTCGAGGGTCTGTCCTACAAGATTCCCGAGATCGGAACCAAGGCGACCGACTGCATCGTGGCATTCCTTCAGAGCCTCGGCGACAACATGCCGAGGATCACCCAGGCGGCGTTCGAGACGATCATCAAGTTCGTCAACGGGCTCGCTGATGCCATCGAGAACAACTCGGGAGCCTTGATGGATGCCGGTATCCGACTCATCACGGCGATCAGGAATGGTATTGTCAACGGTATCAAGCAGCTCGTATCCACGGGCGTCTCCGGGATGAGGAACGCTGGTCACAGGCTCGTTGAGGGTCTGAAGAACGCGATCAAGGGTAAGATCGAAGAGGTCAAGCAGACGATTCGCAACTTCGGTACCAGCATCGTCAACACGACCAAGCAGGTATTCGGTATTCATTCTCCTTCTCGTGTCATGTTCGAGATCGGTGAGTTCCTGATGCAGGGTCTGACCAACGGTATCTCGGAGAACACCGAGCAGGGAATCGATGCGGCCTCAACGATGGCTCACGACACCGTCGACGCGCTCGCCAAGGGCTTCGGTAACACGAAGGATATTTGGAACGACGCGTTCGGTGGCGATATGAACCCGACGATCAAGCCGGTTCTGGACCTTTCGCAAGTGGAGGAGCAGGCCAGCAAGATCCGGGAGCTTCTGCCGCAGGACGATATTCAGGAGAACCTGTCGGCCAACATGACGACCCAGCTCGCGGGCAGGGCCGTCCAGGGCGCTCAGTCCCGCGTCGGCGAGACTGTGAACGAGACTGTGAACAACGGCAGCAACGTCGTGTTCAACCAGTACAACACGTCACCCAAGGCTCTGTCCGAGGCGGAGATCTACAGGCAGACGCACAACCAGATCGAACAGTTCAGAGGAGCCATGTACGACTTATGATCGAGTCCATAGAGTTCCTGACATATCGTCAGCACAGGATCGTGCTCTCGCTCACGAATCCATGGATCGAGGGTGTCGCGGTCAAATCCGTCGACGGTCTGTCGGCAACGAAGGCCTCGATCAACACCACGGAACTGGCTCTGACGGACGTGGCGATCTTCAACGGCGCGAGGGCGGGAATGAGGAACCTCAAGATCAAACTCGCGCCGTTGCCATATCCAGACATCGAGACGACTCGCCAACGCATCTACTCCTGGTTCCAGATCAAGCAGCCCATGTCCGTATATGTCAACACGGACAAGCGCAGGGTCAGGACCGAGGGCTACGTCGAGTCGGTCGAGGCGGATATCTTCTCCAAGGATGAGGAGATCAATATCAGCATATTGTGCCCGGACGCCTACTGGCATGACGCTGACACGATGATCAACCAGAACCTCGAGTGGAAGCGAGACATCGGTACTTTCGAGTTCGACTTCATGGATGAGCCTTCCCCCTCGCTCGAGTTCGCCAAGGACCGCGGAGTCCTGTCCGCGGTCATCGACTACAAGGGCGAGGTGGAGACCGGATTCACCATGATATTCCGGTTCCGCCCTGGGGCCAAGCTCCCGATCACGGTTACCGAGACTTTTTCCAGGGACACCTTCAAGCTCACCGGAGCATTTCTCGACAAGACGTACTACAAGGTCGACCCGATCGTAGGCGGCGATGTCGTTACCGTCAATTCGCGGGTAGGGTCTAAGTACATCATCCGGACCAGAGGCGATCGCAAGGACAAGTTCCTGGCGGCGCTGGACCGCAACTCGGACTGGCTCAAGCTGAGGCCGGGTGTGAACGAGTTCCAGATCGCCATGAATGATCCGACGCTGACCGACGTCTACTTCTCGACCGACGTTCTCTACCAGGGGGTGTGACATGTATCTTGCCGTACTGGATGAGTCCATGATCATCCAACATATCTGCGAGGACTACAAGTCCGTCGTCTGGACTGAGCGTTTTCACGGATTCGGGGACTTCAAGCTCGTTGTCCCCGGAACCCTGGAGAATCTGAGGATTTACCAGCTGGACTACTACCTGTACACCAAGGGCACGAACAAGCTCATGATCATCGAGCAGGTCGAGCTCAATACGGAGTACGGCAAGGAGTCCCTGCTGACAATCAGTGGGCGCAGTCTTGAGTCCATATTGGACCGGCGTGTGATGCATCCGTACCCTATGTGGGATGGTACGTATCTGTGCAAGCACGAGCGCACCCGCGGCAAGGTCAAGGACGTCATCAAGCACTACACCAACCTGTTGTTCAAGCAGCGGGATTCTCTGGACACATCGCATGAACGCCATGTCATGGGATTCGGCTGGTACTCGGTTGATGAGTTGCCGGATGGCATTCGCAAGGGGCGACCTGTTTCGTCCTTGGACATCGGTGATATTCAGGTGAGCTCGGCCGGTTATGTTCGCGGCATGAGTCTGAACGCATCCTACAATAATATTGGCTACGACGATAAAGATCCGTATACCATGGAAGGATCCTGGTACAAGCTCGTTCAAGAACTGACGGACTTGACGATGTCGGGGTGGGCGATCGAGTACAACGGCGAGGATCCGTATTACTGGTACGGTTACACGTACAACGGTGTTAACCGGACATTCGGTCAGGGAGAGCGCCCGGCTGTTGTGTTCTCCCCCAAGTACGACAACTTGTCCAAGGCCACATACTTCAAGTCCAAGGTCTCCACCCGCACCAAGATATTCTCGGGCGCCGTCAAATTCACCGTGCCGCAGAAGCTGGCCATGTCCGGTGAGTATCTAGATCAGAACACGGACTCCGCCATGCAGAACAACTCGGTCACGGTGGGCACCAAAGGTCTGGGTCTCCGTGAGGGATATCTTCAGTCACCATCGGTTGAGCATACCAACGGGTATATGGAATACAAGGAACAGGCCACCGGGGACAAGAAGTACGGAGTGGGGTCCATCGATCCAAATTCCATATATCGCCAGATCCACGAGCAGTGCAACACCGAGCTGTGGAAGCACATGCCCATCGAGATGTTCTCTGGTGAGGCCGCTCAGCAGTCCATGTATATCTACAACGAGGACTTCTTCCTGGGCGATTTCGTGCAGATCCAGAACGAGTTCGGGCAGCAGGACATCGCTCGGGTGACTGAGTACATCCGTACATCCTCGGACTCGGAGGGGGACGTCTTCTACCCGACGTTCCAGTCCTTGTCCGATATTCAGAAGTCGAAACCGGGGTTGAACATCACATGACAGAGAGATCAGGATTCTTCGTCTCCATCAATGGGGACCGGAAGTACTCCGCGGACGACTTCGGCCGAATGTTCGACGGAGTCATTTCCGATGGCATCTTCCAGAACTGGGGGCGCGCCTACCAGGTCGTTAAGGGTAACGGACGGACCATCATCATCCAGTCCGGTCGCGCCTGGCTCAAGGGGCACTGGCTCGAGAATGATGCGGAGCGGTACTACAACCTCAATCCTGGCAGTACCGACGGCGATCGCTACGACGCCATATACATCCGGGTCAACAACACCAGGGATGTCCGCGTCGCCGGCATTCGGGCTCTCCAGGGGAATCCGAACGAGGGTATTCCGCAGCCGATCCAGACCGCGGATAACTACGAAGTTCTCATTGCTGCCGTACGTGTTCCGAGGGGGGCCCAGGACGCATCCGCCTTCGAGATCATAGATCTGCGAGGCAAAGCAGGTTCCGAGAATGCCCAGTGGGCTCAGAGCGTCATGCAACCGAAGCAGATCACTCTGAACAACAAGTTCGATTTCCTGAACGCCTTCAATAACGACCCGAATCTGAAGAAGGTCATCACTCGGGGTAACAATCTCGGTAAGACCATCACGGCCGCCCAGAAGATGGCCATCAGGAACGGGACGTTCGACGGAATGTGGCTGGGCGACTACTGGCAGTTCAATGACAACACCTGCCGGTGGATCATCGTCGACTTCGATCGATATCTGGATCACCCGAACGGGACGAACCAGCACCGGATCACGATCATGAGTGACCGGAATCTGGGCATCGACAACATCGGCGAGGCCGGCTGGTGCAACAAGGGCTGGAATGGCTCCAAGATGCGCCGCGACTACGCCGAGGGCATGGTGCGATTCGCCTCCGCCCTTCAGACATTCGATATCTCGGACTTCAAGTCCTTCCCGGTGTTCGAGCCGCACGAGTTCGAGAACACGGATAATTCCTGGGAGCTGACCGAGAAGAGCTGGAGCTGGGAGTACCCCAAGGTCACCATACCGTCGGAGTTCGAGATGTTCGGCTCCAACTTCGTTCATGCCCGGGTCAACGGCGGCGAGAACAACGTGGCTCCGATAGCTCGTCAGCTCAGCTATTTCCGTCTGGGCAACCCGATTTCCTTCCCAGGCGAGTCGTTCTGGCTCAGGGATCAGGTCACAAAGAACCGCTTCGCTCTTTATTACGGCGACCAGCGGCACGTCTCATGGGCGGACTGGACCAGCAAGTACGGCGTTCGCCCGCTCATGTCTATCGGAGGCTGAATGCAACCCATGGTGGAGCTCGTGATCACCATTTTCGGCTCAGTCCTCACGAGTAGTGGGATCTGGGCATATCTTCAGAAGAGATCCGAGCGACATGACGCCAAGACCCAGCTGATGCTCGGTCTGGCCCACAATCAGATCGTGGCCATGGGTACGGCATATCTGTCCCGAGGATACATCACGATCGATGAATTCGAGGACTTGCAGAAGTATCTGTACCAGCCCTATCACACCTTCGGCGGCAACGGGACCGCCGAGAAGGTCATGGACGCCGTGAACAGGCTTCCCATCCATTTCCCGGACACCAGAAGGAAGGACAAGCGTTTTGTCTCTGTCGAATCAGACCTACAACACCCTGAAGTGGATTGCTCAGATCCTGCTGCCTGCCCTCGCCACCCTTTATCTGGCGCTGGCGGGCCTGTGGGGGTTCCCTCACACTGAGGCCGTCGTCGGCACCATCACCGCCCTCGACACCTTCCTGGGCGCTCTGCTTGGTCTGGCGTCGAAGAACTACGAGCCCCAGGTGGACGGCGTCCTTCACGTGGACCACAAGAACCAGGAGGTCTACGCCGCCCTCGAGACTCCTGCTGAGGACATGACCAAGAAGGACACCGCCACCCTCAAGGTGTCAGAGGTCGCCTGAGACGCGGATCAGACATGGATCATAATGATACCCCCATTTGAAAGGAACACCATGTCCGACAACAAGCCGAACGCCAAGACCGCCCTGGACGACGCTTACTCCTTCATCGACGGCATGGATCCCGACAGTGAGGCCTACACGCACGCTCTCCGCAACATCAAGGACCTGGAGCAGATTCAGGACGCCAAACGGCGCCGCTTCTGCCCCAGTCCGGATGCTGTGGTGGGTGCTGTGGGCTCATTCGTCGGGATCGTCGCCATCCTGAAGGCCGAGCAGATATTCCCGGTCGCCTCGAAGGCCCTCGGATTCGTCGCCAAGATCCGCATCTGAGAATCAAGACCTAGGACCCCACAAGGGTTCTAGGTTTTTCGCAAGGCTAACAAGGGCTATAATGAGACCCCATTACCTCAACGAAAGGAACCATCATGTTCACCACCGTTCTTGGTTGCGCTGCCTTCCCCGTTACTGTCAAAGCCACTTCCAGCGCTATCCTCAACAGCGTCAAGAAGGACCAGGAGCAGAACGAGAAGCTCTGCCGCATGGCACGCGCCAACTGCAAGAACCCTCGTCACGATGCGTGCCCCATCTACGAGCACTGATCTCGAACTCCAGAATCCGCAAGGGTTCTGGTTTTTTGATTCTGAAAAATTCCCGGGTGGGAGATTCGTGACGCGGATTCCACAAGGACCATAATGAGACCCCTCGAGAAAGGAACCGTCATGTCTATCATCTTCGCCATCTTCGGAATCATCTCCTTCGTCATGTTCGCTTACGCTGTCTACGCCCAGAGCAAGCAGATCGAGCAGCTCAAGAAGGTCGTCCGCCGCCAGCGGAAGACCATCGAGAGCCTGTCGAACCCGCTTCCTCAGGACGCACTCAGCGTACAGCAGCGCTTCGAAGAGAGCTGGAACGAGATCAAGAAGATCCTCGACCCCGACACTACCAAGGACTGAATCTCAATCCCAGAGCCCTCACGGGTTCTGGGTTTCTCGCAGGATCAGCATGGTATATAATGAGACCCATAGACCGAAAGGACAGATCATGCTGATCTCCCGCCTCGTCGAGAGCTTGATCAAGTCGATCATCTACTGCGTTGGCATCTACGCCATCGTCAAGTGGTGCATCAACCGAAGCAAGAACTCGAAGCAGGATTTCTCCAAGCCCATCCACATCGACACCAGTCTATAATATCTACACCTAGAACCCAACCCGGGTTCTAGGTTTCTCGAGAAGGGAACGCACATGAATGACGGTGATGTACAGGTTATCCACCGTGACGTCGACCGGGAGACCAACACAGTCCGAGTGGCACTCAAGGTGCCGAATGGTACGGACCCCGAGATCGCCAAGGCAATATTCCTAGAGGCCATCAAGAACATGCAGGAGGACCACCGATGAACCTCTCGATCCTCAGGACCGCCCAGACATTCATTCTGCGCAACTCGCACCACATCCTCACAGGACTCGCCCTCCTCGGAGTCGGGGCGTCCGTGGCCCTGAGCGTGCGAGCCGACAGGATCATGCATGAATGGGATATTGATGAGTTCAAGCAACTCACCAAGGAGCAGCGGATCAAGCTGTATGTCCGAATCTACGCCCCTCCCGCCATCGCCGTATTGGCAACCGGAGCCTGCATCGTCGGCGCCCACAGCATCTCGGTCAAGCGTGAGTCGTCCCTCCTCCTCGCCTACGAAGGCACTCGTAGTATGTACGACCGCTATCGCGCGTCCGTTCAGGATCGCCTCGGTCCTGAGGAGAAGCAGATCGCCGAGAAGGCGGCCTCCAAGGCTCAGCCGGTTCCTCGCGAGACGATCGTCTACGGCGAGGGCGACTGTCTGTTCTACGACGCCTATAGCGGGCGTTATTTCAAGTCGACCGTCAACAAGATCGATCGAGTCGTCAACGAGCTGAACTACACACTCCTCCGTGAGATGTGCGTCAGTCTCAACGAGTTCTACGCCGGCATCGGTCTCGAGGGCATTTCCCTGGGCGACCAGCTCGGGTGGAATGAGCAGAGGCAGATCGAGGTGCACTACGGCTCCCGGGTCACCGAGGAGGGTCGAGCCTGCATTGTCCTCGATTTCGTGATCGAGCCGACCGAGCGGTGGTACAAGCTCTCGTGAGATGAGCATGGGTCATAATGAGACCCCTCGAGAAAGGAACCGTCATGTTCAAGAACTCCGCCGGCCACAAAGCCCTCTCGCTCGCCGCCGAGACCTCCGCAAGTATGACTGCCTCCGCCATTATCGGCGCTCTCTGCCCCCCTGCCGGGGTGGCACTGAGTGTCGTGTACACGGTCGGCAGCTCGATTCTCGGAGGTGCCGTAGGCGAGCCCGCAGGCCGTATGTGGGCCGACCGCATCGCTGATTACATCGATGGCACATCCACTTCCATCAAGGACCTCAAGAACAACTAGACAGCCTATGCCCCTAACAAGGGGCATAGGCTTTCGCAAATTCTGCACGTACTATAACGAGACCCCATCAACTCGAAAGGATACTCTCATGACTGAGACCACCGTTTCCACCACGACTCCGTCCACCGAGCCCGTTGAGGACGACTCCCCTGTCGTCACCGTCAACTGGAGCAAGCTCGGCCGTATCGCCAAGAAGAGTGCTCGCTACGCCCTGCCCGCCGCAGCCGGCTTCGCAGCTCTCTGTCTGGTGAAGGCCCTTGCCTCCGGCGACGATGACAGCGAGGAGACCGACTCGACGTCTTCGGACGACGTGGTTGACGCTGAGCTCGTCGACGACTCCGACGACTGATACAACCTCGATCCCAGGACCCCTAACACGGGTCCTGGGTTTCTCATTTTCGAAAGGAACGAACATGGAGCTTCAGACGGCCGTGGTGGTCACCCTTACCGAGAACGGCAAGACTGTCAAGCGCACGATCAAGAAGAGCGAGCAGTTCGACGAGAAGACCTCGTGGGACCATATCGTCAAGACGACGAAGTCGCTCGCCGGTATCACTCTCAACTCGATCGCCTGAGGAGGCATATTCATGATCAAGATGAACGTCAGCGCCGAGACCTTCGACGGGGACATGGTCACCGAGACCCTCTGGTTTCACATGAACAAGGTGGATCTCATCGAGCTCCAGCAGTCGGAGCCTGGCGGTTTCACTGACACGCTTCAGGCGTTCATGTCCCGCAAGCCCGAGGACTGGACCATGTCGGACAAGTTCAAACTGTTCGATTTCTTCCGCACCATGGTCGACAAGGCTTACGGTGAGAGGTCGTCGGATGGAAAGCGATTCCGGAAGTCGCCGGAGATCCTCGCCAACTTCAAGGACAGCATCTTCTACGACGAGTTCGTCCTGAGCCTGCTGGAGGACGAGGAGAAGAGCATCAAGTTCTTCAACGGCGTCATGCCCAAGAGCCTGATCGAGCAGGCGAAGAAGGAGCGCCCCGACGTCTTCAAGACGATCGAGGCCTGACATCCATATCCTGAGGAGGCCCCGGGGAGACTCGGGGCCTCCTATTTCTTGAGAAAGGACGAACATGACGGACAACATCCCGATCCGAGGCGACCTGCCAGCCAACGCCCGCAAGTCCAAGCCCAGGCCCGAGCGCATCGTATCCACGCCCGCCAGGATCGACAAGGGATCGCTCGGACGCCAGGCTCTGAGCGCCTTCTTCGCCGAGGACATCAAGGAGGTTGGCAACTACCTGCTGTGGGATATTGCTCTGCCGAGCATCAAAAACGCCGTCAGCGATATCTTCACCTCCGGTATCGACCGTCTGCTCTTCGGAGGCGATGGCGGTCCTCAGCGCTCCAAGTCCAACAGGACCTACACCTCATATTCCAACAGGACTTACGGCAGACACGAGACTCCGACCGAGCGGGTCTACTCGCAGAGGGACCGCCGTGAGCACAATCTCGAGTCCATCATTTTCGCCACTCGTAACGAGGCGGAGGATGTCCTGAACCACCTGATCAGCATCTGCGATCAGTACGACGTGGCGACTGTCGGGGATCTGTACGGCATGGCCGGGATCTCCCAGACGTATACGGACGAGAACTGGGGATGGAGGGACCTGCGAAGAGCCAGGGCCGTCCGAGCCCGCAACGGGTATATTCTTGATCTGCCGAAGCCGGAGGACGTTCGGTGAGGGACGAGGGCCGGACTACAGCGTACGGGATCGGAGCCATATTGGTGGTGCTCGCGGTCGCGGTTGGACTGATCGCCCAGGAGCTCTGGCTCGTGGCGCTCAGTCTCATGATGGTGACTATCTGGGTCGCCGTAGGATTCATTTACGACTTGTGGAAGGATGATGACGAGTGACGGTCGCGCAGATGCGCGCCAAGCTGCGCACGGCTTATGGAGCCGCCCCGGCGTGGGTCTCCAAGGTCGACAGGATGAGTGATGGACAGATCATCGCTGTGTACAACAAGCTGAACGAGAGGAAGTATTTCGCATCATGAGTCTCACCATGGTTACGCGCCTCATCGGGAAGGGCGCTCTCGTGGCCTCGAAGCACGCTCCGGCCATATTGACGGGACTGGGTATCGCCGGGTTCACCGCCACCACGGTTCTGGCGGCCAAGCAGACACTCAGCGTCGGAGAGGCCACATGGGAGAACCTGAACGAGCTGTCGACGGTCAAGGCGGCAGAGGACGAGGAGAAGTTCGAGAAGAAGGATATTCAGATCGCCAAGGCCCGTGCCTGGGCCAAGCTCGCCAGTAGTCTCGTCAAGCACTACGCGCTGCCGCTGAGCATCGGGACTGCCTCCGCCATTTCCCTGATCCTCGCCCACCGCATTTCCGCCAAGAGGATCGCGGGTCTGTCCATGGCCTACGCCGGTCTTGAGGAGTCCTTCCGCAAGTACCAGGACAAGATGAAGGAGAGCCTCGGCGAGGAGACGGTCGAGAAGATCATCGACCACTCCAACGAGAAGGCCCTCGACGAGGCCAAGAAGCAGTACTACGACGAGACTGGGCGCGAGTTCCAGCTCAAGCCCGAGGAGTTCATGAGGGAGCTCGGGGTCTCGCCATACGCTGTCGTCTTCGATCAGAACGCTGGAGCCTGGGAGGGCAACGAGGACTACAGCCTCATGATCCTCCACGCTCAGGAGAACTACGCCAACGACATCCTGAGGACACGTGGGTATCTGCTCCTGAACGAGGTCTACAAGGGTCTCGGGCTTCCTCAGACGAGCGCCGGCGCAGTGGTCGGCTGGGTCTACGACAACGAGGACGGTGACGGCATCGTCGAGTTCGGCAACTTCGAGGTCCTGAACTACCGGGATTACGATCCGGTCATCGGCCGAGAGGTGACCAAGTTCATCCTCGACTTCAACGTCGACGGCGTTATCTGGGACCAGATCGACAGGCTGACCATTCGATGAAGGCGCTGTTCTTCATCCTGCTGGGTTATTTCATCGGACGACTGATCACGAGAAGGGAACGATAATGCATTTGCTGCCGGCGCTCGTCGTCGGTCTCACGGCGGGACTCCTCGCCGTGCAGGACTGCAAGGACGAGGAGCGGACCAAGGAGAAGGAGCCCGAGCGGGCTATCGCATATTCCGTCGAGGTCTTTCAACCGATCTCGGACGAGGAAGTCGAGGAGCAGAACGAGATGAAGGAGAAGTACGAGAAGATCGTCGACGACGAGTATCTCCGATTCGCCATGGAGGAGGACATTTCCGAGGAAATCGTCGATGATCCGGAGGACGAGGCGGAGCCCGTCGCCGAGGGCGAGTCCATCCGTGAGATCACGGAGGACGAGTACGACGAGGGCGCCTTCAACTTCGATCGGGTCGGCCTGATGTATTTCACGGAGGACCGCATCCTCTGCGACGGTGACATGGTCACGATCGACAACGTGGGTGAGTGGCTCGGCAACGTCGACCTCGAGACGCAGTCGGATGAGATCGTCGTCAAGTGGATTCGCAACTTCGATCTCTCCTACGATATCCGCCTCGAGATCATTGAGGACGCGTACTCCGGATCCCGCTGATGGAACAGGAGTACTTCGACTTCCTGCTCTCGTTCCTGGACGAGAGTGAGGATGAGCTGCCGAGCATATTCGACAGCCATCACCTCCTGTGGAAGCTCCACCATATCGAGTTCCGCTACTCCGCCATGATGGACCGCAATCGGGACATGGATGGCCGTGAGTGGCGGAACCGCTATGGCGGCAAGCTCTCACCGGCATTTCGCAAGAGCCCTGCCAGCGTGCTCGAGGTCCTGCTCGGGCTCGCCGATCGCATGGCCTTTGAACTCGATGACGAGGAGGGACTCGACCCATATTTCTGGGAGATGATCGAGAATCTCGGAATCAACTACACGGACTATCAGTTCGACAACAGCGGCACAGCCCTTGACAGGAAAGTCGACAAGACCGTCCAGAGATGGATGAGCCGTCAGTACGATTCCCACGGACGAGGAGGCATATTCCCCCTCGAGTCCGTCCCGGAGTTCTACGAGTCGGATGAGTTCCAGAACCAGAACCGTCTTGAGCTCTGGTACCAGATGCAACTCTATCTGGCGGAGAACTACGACATATAAGGAGTCTAATGGATTTCTACGAGATTAAGGAGCGAGCCCTAAAATCGGGGACGACCGAGGTACGGCCGGCCTGGCGTGTTCTCCGATTCAAGGACCTCATGATTCGTGGGAAGTCCTTCTACGCCGTGTACAATCCCGAGACGCATTTCTGGAGTACCGAAGAGTACGATTTGATGCGGATCGTGGACGCCGACGTCGCCCGTCGATTCGAAGAGGCCTCGGAACGAGTCGACGGGTCCGTCTGGGCGCGGTATCTGGGGGACTACGACTCCAAGACATATACCGATTACAAGGCATGGATGTCCAGGCTACCGGACGTCTATCACTCGCTCGACAGCAAGATCTTATTCGCCGACCAGACCCCACGAAGGGAGGACTACGTAACAAGGAGGCTCTCATATTCTCTGCACGACGATCCGTGCCCAGCCTACGAGGAGCTCATGAGCACCCTCTACGATCCGGACGAGAGGGAGAAGCTCGAATGGGGAATCGGAGCCGTATTCACGGGGGACTCCAAATGGATCCAGAAGTTCTTCGTGCTCTACGGCTCAGCCGGATCGGGCAAGTCGACTGTTCTCAATCTCATATCGAGATTGATGGACGATCGAGTCTCTTTCTTCGATGCGGCGGCTCTCGGACGAGCCAGTGACCAGTTCGCCCTCGAGCCGTTCAAATCGAATCCACGGGTCGCCATTCAACACGACGGGAACCTGGTGAGGATCACCGACAACAGTCGGTTGAACAGTCTCATATCACACGAGCCGATGGTCATGAACGAGAAGGGGAAATCCCTCTATGAGTTCAAGTCCGAGGCGATGCTGTTTGTGGGCACCAACCTGCCGGTCCGCATAACCGACTCGAAGAGCGGACTGACGAGGAGGCTTATCGACGTGGAGCCCTCGGGCCGCAAGCTCGATATTCGTCGGTACAATGACATCATGGATCGAATCGAAGACGAGCGGGGCTCCATCGTCAACCACTGCATCAAGGTTTACAGGACCAAGGGCTCGTCATATTACGACGACTACAAGCCGATCGGCATGATGAGCAAAACCAACCCCATCTACAACTTCCTCGACTTCTACAGCGACGAGTTGGATGATGAGGATGGCGTATCCTTGAAGCGCGTCTACGAGATGTACAAGGAGTACTCCCAGACGTACTCGGACGGGACCGTATACCCCATGTACAAGTTCAAGGACGAGATCCGGGACTACTTCGAGGAATTCCACGATCGCGTCATGATCGATGGGGTCAGCAGGCGCAAGGTGTACAAGGGCTTTCTGAAATCCAAATTTTCCCAGGGGGAGAAAACAGAGAGCCCGATTCCGGACTGGACCGACATGAGCGAGAGGGACTCATATCTCGACGAGCTCTACAAGGACCAACCAGCTCAGTACGCCAACGAGAACGGTCTCCCAGCATATCGGTGGGACGACGTCACCACCACTCTCAAGGATCTGGACACCAGGAAGGAGCATTATGTCCTTGTACCCGAAAGAGACATCGTTATCGACATCGACCTCGACAAAGACCGCACTCGATGCCTTGAGGAGGCTCGGAAGTGGATTCCCTCCTATGCTGAACTCAGCCGATCGGGGGGTGGAGTCCACATCCACTATCGATACCCGGGTGATACGTCCGAGCTATCCAGGATGGTTGCCCCGGGAGTCGAATGCAAGGTCTACTCGGGCAAGTCAGCGCTGCGCCGACGTCTCACCGAGTGCACCGACCACCAGGGCCTTACCGAGGTTGAGGTCGGATATCTGCCCGTAAAGGAACAGCCAGTGATCAAGCAGGAGGTCATGCAGAGCGAGAAGTCGATCCGTAAGCTCATATCCCGGAACCTCCGCAAGGAGATCCACCCCGGGACCAAGCCCAGCATCGATTTCATCAAGAAGATCCTGGACGACGCCTATGAGTCGGGCATGCCTTACGACGTGAGCGATATTCGTCAGAAGGTTCTCACGTTCGCCATGAAGTCGACTCACCAGGCCGACTACTGCATCAAGCTCGTCCAGGAGATGCATTTCTCCTCCGGGCATGATCATGAGGAGGAGTTCAAGGAGCCGACGGACGACACGCCCATCATTTTCGACGTCGAGGTGTTCCCGAACCTGTTCCTCGTGAACTGGAAGGTCCGGGGCTCGGACGAGATCCAAAGGATGATCAACCCGACGCCGAACGAGATCTCCGACCTTGTGGAGAAGAAGCTCGTCGGGTTCAACAACCGTCGGTACGACAATCATATCCTCTACGGTCGGATGCTGGGGTACTCGAACGAGCAGCTCTACCATCTGTCCCGCAAGATCATATCCAACCTCATCAAGGAGGGCTTCAAGGAGGCGTACAACCTGTCCTACACTGATATCTACGACTTCGCCGCAAAGAAGCAGTCCCTGAAGAAGTGGGAGATCGAGCTGGGAATCCACCACAAGGAGCTCGGCCTCCCCTGGGACCAACCGGTGCCGGAGGAGCTGTGGGAGGAGGTAGCGGCATATTGCGACAACGACGTGATCGCGACCGAGAAGGTCTGGGATCACCTGGAGGCTGACTGGGAGGCCCGTCAGATCCTCGCATCGATCGCAGGGCTTCCCGTCAACTCAAGCACTAACAACCTGACAACAAGGATCATATTCCAGGGACAGAGGAACACTCAACAGTACCTGAGGTACACGGACCTGTCCGAAATGTTCCCGGGCTACAAGTACGAGTACGGCAAGTCGACATATCGCGGTGAGGAGGTCGGCGAGGGAGGATACGTCTACGCCGAGCCCGGTTACCACGAGAACGTCGCCCTGCTGGATATTGCGTCGATGCATCCCACGTCGATCGAGAACCTCCAGCTGTTCGGACCGTACACCAAGCGGTACAGCGAGCTCAAGAGGGCTCGTATCCTCATCAAGCACAAGGAGATCGACGAGGCCCGCAAGATCCTGAACGGGGCGCTGGCCCCATATCTTGATGATGAGTCGAATCTCGACGCGCTGGCCTATGCGCTGAAGATCGCACTGAATTCGACATACGGACTCACAACCGCCAAATTCGACAACCCGCTCAGGGACCCCAGGAACGTGGACAACATCGTCGCCAAGCGCGGTGCCCTGTTCATGGTGGACCTGAAGCATTTCGTGCAGGAGAAAGGATACACTGTTGCCCATATCAAGACCGACTCGATCAAGATCCCGAACGCCGACGATCGCATCATATCGGAGATTTTCGAGTTCGGCCGTCGCTACGGCTACGTATTCGAGCACGAGGCCACTTATGATCGGATGCTGCTCGCCAATGATGCTGTGTACATCGCCCACGACAAGGACGGATGGCACGCAACCGGGAAGCAGTTCCAGGAGCCACTCGTGTTCAAGACCATATTCTCCGGAGATCCTATTGATCTCGAGGATGTCGCCCAGACACGCTCAGTTACTACGCGAATGTTTCTCGAGTTCGGGGAGAACGACCGCAAATTCGTCGGGCGTGTCGGGAGCTTCCTTCCTGTTGTCCCAGGTACTCCCGGAGGAGGTCGACTGGTGCGAGAGAATCACAGAACAGACAAGGAGGGCAATGAGCTCATTTCGTACGGTGACGTCTCTGGTTGCAAGGGTTATCGCTGGCTGGACTACGAGGACGTCCAGGGAGACTGGCGCGACGTGTACGACGATCGATACGGCAGGCAGCTCGTTGATGCTGCCATGGGCCAGATCGGGAAGTGGACGGACGTCGACGCCTTCCTAGCCGCATGAGTCGCAAAAGGGGCAGGGCATATAATGAGACCCCCATCAGAAAGGAACTGACCATGTCCTGCCCCTCCGTCGCCCAGCAGTACGTCCTCACTCACCTCGCCGAGATGGGTGTTGGCCTCGCCGTTGCCACGTTCGCCTACTACGCGACACGTGACTTCTGCGTCCAGCACCGTCCCGACGCCACGAACGAGGACATGCTCGCCATGGCCAAGAACATCAGCGACACATTCACCACCAACTGAATACCTCACCCCTAGAACCCAACCCGGGTTCTAGGTTTCTCGAAAGGAACGAACAATGACCGAGTCAGTCTACAACGGCGACCAGACCGCTGCTGATATTCTCTACGGCTACCGCAGCTACCTGAGGGCCGAGATGGTCAACCTCACGAACGAGGAGATCGAGGACCTGATCAAGAAGCTCAAGGAGTGCGCCGACAACAGCCACGGCCCCAGGAGGCATGAGGAGATCAAGGGACTCATCGATATCTGCCGAACTGAGCTCGATGAGCGGGATCTTGTCCGCTGCCTCGTGCAGGCGGGTCTCATCGTCGGGATCACCAACGTCGACGTCATTTCCGAGAACGACGTCTCGAAGGAGGACTGAGATGATCTGCAAGAAGGACGTCGAGAACGGTAAGGCCTTCTGGGTGGCTGCCATTTCCTCCCGAGTTGTCCTGCCGAATGGTGAGGAGGCTGTTCGGAAGACATATGAGCCGAATGGGTGGTATCTCCTCGGCGCGGACGATGAGTACTGGCTCTACTTCGTCGAGGACATCCATCACGTCAATTACGCCATGGGTGCTCGAATGGTCGCATATCCGGTGAAGAAGCCCTACGCGATCTATGACAAGTCGAAGTACGAGTACGAGCTCAAGGACAACAGCATCGTCATCAGCGAGAAGAAGACTATCATGCAGTCATTTCTCAAGGTGACTTATCGAGGAAGGGCCGGTGTCAAGGAGGTACTCAACGACCTGGAGGAGATCCTCGAGAGTTTCACCGATGAGAAGCTCACGTCGCTCCAGTACGAGCTCGACATGTTCCGTGAGGACTTCGACGATTTCCTCACCCCCGAGCAAGTAGAGTGGTTCGACAGGGTATATGACACTGTCTCGGCCGAGCTCGACGCCCGCTGGCTGCTGAAGAAGCTCGAGGAGCGCCATATCGTTCGAATCGAGAGGAGCTGATGAACTACACGCTCTACTCGCCGCCCCATATCGTCGATCAGGTACTCACTCAAGTCTACTATTCAATTGAGAGGAACGAATCGTGCCATCGAACACCTACACCATCAAGAACGCCAAGCTCCTCTTCCGCAATTTCGCGGGAGTCCAGGACCGATTCGGCAATTCCGCCCGCACCTTCTGCGTCATCATCCCGGACGACGCCGTCGAGGACTTCCAGCGTGAGGGATTCAACATCAAGACCCTGAAGCCCCGTGACGAGACGGAGGAGCCCTTGCCCTTCATCAAGGTCAAGGTCAATTTCGGAGGTCGTCCGCCCAAGCTCGTGTCCATCCTGGGCAAGACCCGTACCCTGCTGAACGAGCAGACGGTCGGCGCTCTCGATTTCGCCGACCTCGAGCGGGCCGATATCTCCATCCGTCCCTACCACGGTCGGACTCGAGCCGGCGTGGAATTCTGCTCGGCATATCTGGACAAGGGCTTCTTCACCATCGTGGAGGACGAGCTCGAGGCCATGTATGCTGAGGAAGAGGATGACGAGGAGGTTCCGTTCTGATGTCACTCGAGGTCAGGCTCTTCGTCCCTCGCCGTGTCGTCTGCGAGGCGGCCAAGATCACCGAGGAGAATCTACAGAAGATCAGCAACTGGACATCCGGAGACCGAGAGGTTCAGCGGAGCATCTACGAGGGCAGCATCGGTAAGTGGGTCGTCCGCCGCGGCGACAGTAAGTTCGAGCTCATGAGCGAGGGAGAGCTCTGGGGGCTCTACGAGCCGATCCTGCGCTGACAACCATATCCACGGAGGGCCCTGGGGAGACCTGGGGCCCTCCCATATCTTGTGAAGGGAACGAGCAATGCTCAAGAGACTCTACCTCCGTCTGTCCGGAGAGCGCACATACATATTCGACATCAACGAGACCGTCCACACCGAGAAGGGTGACGAGGAGACCTGGCTGGTCCGCGTCGAACCCAATGATCTCGGCGTCTGCGAGGTCGTCATGAAGTCCACGGACTGCATATTCGACGTCATCGAGAACGAGACCCTGGTCGCCCAGAGGATCCAGCCGAAGGAGTGGAATGTCCTCGTCCACGCCTGGCCCAGCAATGGTCACTGGGAGCTCAAGGGCTCGGTATACTGGCAGGACAATGGGGATCTCCTCGTGGACAACGGGTACGGATCCCAGTCGTATCTGCCGGCCCGCATGTGCGACTTCGACGTCGACGAGGAGAATCGGACCATCACGGTTCGTCAGAAGGACTGAGGTCCTGTTTTTCGGTATTGTACTTGTGAGAAGGAGCGAACGATGACATTCATACTCATCCTCGAGGACGGCCGCGAGGTCAAGAGGAAGATCAAGGCATTCGGCTACGAGGGCGATATCGCCGACCAGGACCCCAATGCGGCGATGGTCGTCACGGAGCTGGACGACAACCTGACATATCTGCCGCTATTCATGTTCGTCTGCGATAAGTGGACGGACGACGAGATCGTTGTTAGGGTCGACCGGGCATGAGGGCATTCACAGTAGAGAGGCTCGAGACGAGCTGGATCATCCGCAAGGACCACGACGTCATCGGAGTGGCGAGCAGCTTCGGAGAGCTCGTCAATATTCTGGAGGATCTGAAGTGAGCAAGGCAATACCATCCACCAAGTCCTACAGGTACTTCCGCGAGGGCCGCATCTGGTCCAAGCGGAAGAAGAAGAACGTCCCGATCGACGAGTCCCGTTTCGGACAGCCCTGCATCCATTTCTTCGTCGACCGGAGGATCCAGATGCGTCTGCTGGATGAGCTCATCTGGGAGCACTTCAACAAGACCGAGATCCCGCCGTACCATGATATTCGGCATATCGACGGGGACGACTGGAACTGCGCCCTGGACAATCTCGAGTTGGTGGACCTGAGGGAGGAGTTCGTCCCGATTGAGAAGTGGCCCGTTTTCGGAGTCAACAAGGATGCGGAGATCATCAATTTCACCACCAACCACAGGATCGCCACTCGATTCCGAGAGGATCGCGGTCAGATGGTCGTCTCGTTCCGAGCAGAAGGGCAGACTCGAACCATGCTGCTCAACACGGTCGTCTGGGAGGCGTTCAACGGGAAGGTCCCAGATGGCCACCATATCGGCTACAAGGATGAGGACAAGGAAAACTGCTCGCTGGACAACCTCGAGCTGAGGAAGAATGCGGAGAAGCCGGTCAAGCCTCGTAGGAGTAGGTGGGATCCGGACGAGAACGGGTTCATGCCGATCGACTACTACATCAACATGAAGGACGGAGTGAAAGGAGCGGTTGAGAGTGGCATTCCGCAGCACTGCCGAGTCGTCCTGTGAGACATTCCGAGACTCGGTCGTCGACGACATCGAGGTGAGCGACCTCGGGAGGGTTCGGCGCATCTCGACGGGTCAGATCCTGGCCTCATATCGTCGGCCGAACGGGTACGTTCAGATCACGATCTGGGATCGTGGGATCAGACGGACGAAGTACGTCCAGAAGATGGTCTGGGAGGCCTTCAACGGCCCTCTGGAGCCATTACAGAGGGTTGCGCATATGAATGGAGACCGGACCGATAACAGGCTCTCAAATCTCTTCCTGGAGTCCCACAGCGACTCGATGAGGAGGGCGTGGGACTCCAAGAGACGCCAGTGGGAGCATATCTACCAAGGAGTTCTGTGGTGAGCGAGTACAGGAGCCCGCACAACGACGGGCATGATCCGTATATGCTGATCTGGGAGTACGGGAACGAGGTTCAGAGGGCCGAGTTCACCGAGCGGTGGGCCGAGTACGAACCGGACACGGGCTGGACCGTATGGTATTTCCGTCTTGATGATGGGCAGATCATGAAGTTCCGAGCTATCGAGTGGGAGCAGAAGGACGACGTCAATCATCTTACTACCATTTATTTCACACCGAAGCAGAAGGAGCAACAATGAGACGCTGCCCAAGTGGAACGGCGTTCCGGCATACCGCCTTACCCGAAAGGCTGACTGATGGAAGAGAAGCAGGAGACCGAGGAGCAAATCGACGACCTGCTGCCGTATCTGCAAGATCTCGTGCAGAAGCTGAATGAGATCGAAGTCGAGCGGGCCAAGTCGCCGCTACATATTCGATTCGGAAGGTAGGAGTCATGAATCCGTCAGATCCGGTTGTGATCACTGTGGCTCGTGGGAATGACATCATTATGGAGGCCGAGGGGAGCTATGATATTCGTGTTGCGCATGAGGGCGGACGGACGAAGGTCACCATCAAGGACTGCCGCTTGAACGAGGTTCTATGCGAGGATCTTCCCATCTACAACATGACCATCAACACACCGTTCATCGGTATTCAGACCCGGAGCTACTGAGTCTTGGGTCCGGTTGATCTGTGGCCTCACCAGGTCGAAGCTGTGAAGAACCTGGGAAATGGCTGTATATTGACTGGGGAGCCTGGTTCGGGGAAGTCGGTTGTCGCCCTCCAGTACTACGTCGAGAGAGTGCTGGGGGTGCGGCATCCGGCCGACCTGGGTCGTAGGCTCGCCGAGGGGCCCCGTCTGGTCATAATCACCACCGCTCGGAAGAGGGATGACCTCGACTGGCAGGGCGATGTGGCCTTGTACGGGCTCACGCACTACACAACGGTCGATTCCTGGAATAACATCAGCAACTACAGCAACATCCGTGACTCCTTCATCATATTCGATGAGCAGAGAGCCATCGGAAACGGCAAGTGGGCGAAGACATTCGTCAAGATGGCCAGGAACAACGAGTGGATCATGTTGTCGGGCACTCCCGGGGATAACTGGCTCGACTACTGCCCGGTATTCGTGGCCAACGGCTTCTTCAAGAACCGCACAGAGTTCGAGAGGGAGCACTGCCAGTTCAACTACAGGGCCGGTTATCCTCGTCTCGAGCGATATCTCGGGCAGGGGAAGCTGCTGAAGCTCCGGAACAGGATCCTCGTGGACATGCCATTCGTCAAGAAGACGATCAAGAAGCGGACGGACGTCCCAGTCCCCTACGAGGAGAAGCCATATCGTACAATCCAGAAGTACCGCTTCGATCCGTACAAGGAGGAGCCCATCAAGAACGCCGGAGGCCTCTGTCATGTCTTGAGAAGAGTGACGAATGAGGATCCTGTGAGACTTGAGGCGGTGAGAGGGCTGTGCGAGATCCATCCTCGCGTCATTGTCTTCTACAACTTCGACTACGAGCTCTTCATGCTGCGATCCCTGAGGGATATTTTGGGCGTTCCCGTCGCCGAGTACAACGGCCACAAGCACGAACCCTTGCCGGAGGGTTCTCGCTGGGTGTATCTAGTGCAGTACACCGCGGGGGCCGAGGCATGGAACTGCACCACCTGCGACACCATGGTATTCTTCTCCCAGAACTACTCGTGGAAAGTCATGGAGCAGTGCGAGGGGCGAATCGACAGGCTGAACACTCCTTATTCAGTTCTGAACTACTACTACCTGAAGAGCCAGTCGCCCATCGATCAGGCCATTTCGAGGGCGATTCGGGTCAAGGAGATCTTCAATGAGAGGGGTTTCTACGACTCTTTGAGCTGATTGTTGTACCACCCGTTGTACCACTTGGTATGACGGGTGGGCAACGATTCTGTTATTTGTGTGACTGGTGGTGAAAGGGGGACTCGCGTGATTTGCCAGTTTTTTTGCCAGTTTTGAAACCGATCTGGCAAACGGGTGAAATCTATTGTACTTGTGCAGCCAAATTTTGCCAGTTTTGGAGCGATTTGCCAGTTTTGAAACGGGGGTGGCAAGCAAACTGGCAACCACTTTTCGTTGGAATTGCAACGTTTTACCCCTCATTTTGCCAATTTGCCAGTTTTGTTCTGATTACCAGGAGTTGAGTAAATTTTCTATATATAGAGAGTATAGCGAACAAAAATGTGGCAAACTGTCACAAGGGTCTTGTACTTGCGGATCTAGTCTACTTGTGGTAAGGGCAGGGTCTCCGGCAAGGCTACTGGTGGTTGGGCCCATATCTCAAGGTCCGGGATCAGTGCATGTACAATAGACCGCGTCGCGAACATCGATCATAATGAAGGAGATGGGACCTCCATATTTTGGACCCTCTTTTTCGCCATAGCCTCCCACGGCTGATCTCAACTACGCTGCTCAGCAAGTTCACTCAATCACTACACAGTTGACGAGCACCGACCTTGCGCCGTGATCAGCCGTGGGTATAATTCTTGACTCGAGGATAGACCCCATGCTCGAACGAGACTACCAGCGTGGCCTCATATCCAGGATCGAGGATCGTCTTCCCGGCTGCCTCATCCTCAAGAACGACCCGAACCACAATCAGGGCATACCCGACCTGATCATCATATTCGGATCCAAGTGGGCCGCGCTCGAGGTCAAGCGGAGCAAGGACGCTCCGCACCGACCCAACCAGGACCATTTCGTCAACAAGCTCGGCCAGTGGTCCTTCGCTTCATTCATATACCCGGAGAACGAGAAAGGAACGCTTGATGCTCTGGAACACGCACTCGAGGCTGGAGGGCCTCCACGCATTTCTGAGCGCCAGCAAGCACAGCTGGGTCAACTACGACGACGCCAAGCTGGGCGAGGCATTTCGGACGGCCCAGGCGGCAGCGATGGGGACCAGGCTCCACGCCCTGGCCGCCGAGCATATTCGCCTGAAGCTGCGGATGCCGAGGAACAAGGCCACCTTCAACGCCTACGTGAACGACGCCATTGGCTACGGTCTTGACCCAGAGGTCGTGCTATACCACAGCGAGAACGCATTCGGGACCGCCGACGCCATCGGCTTCGACGAGAAGAAGCGCCTTCTGCGTATTCACGACCTCAAGACCGGTGTGACCCGCGTCAACATGGTTCAGCTCCATATCTACGCAGCCCTTTTCTGCCTGGAGTACGAGAAGCTGCCCGGCGAGATTGACTTCGAGACTCGCATCTACCAGAATGACGATATCCTGGTCGACAATCCGCAGCCCGATGACATCGCCCATATCATGGACAAGATCACATGGTTCGACAAGCTCATCGAGGAGATCAAGACCGAGGATTCCTGATGGAGCTGTGGAACGAAGCCCGAGGTATTCCTCGGTATGATATTAGTTCATGGGGGCAGGTGTTTGATAAACACAAGTTCCGATTGCTGAAGCAGACACCCGATTCTGCCGGAGAACGCAAGGGTGTGTCAGTTCACCGATTGGTTGCTGATGCTTTTTATGATTGCGGCGTCGACGGATGGGACGTCAACCATATTGATGGCGACAAGACCAACAACCACATAGTGAATCTCGAGCTTACCACTAGATCGGGCAACATGATTCACGCATTCGAGCGTGGGCTCGCAGAACCCTGCTACGCGGTGACCCGCGTCAGAATTCGAGAGACTGGGGAGATATTCCCGTCCACCGGAGCCGTTGATCGTTATCTCGGAGTAAGTCCCGGTAGCATTTCAAAGACTCTTCGAGGGCTACAGCCCACGTGCAAGGGATACACATTCGAGCGCATTGGGGGTGAGGCCCATGACTCGTGATGAGCTGATGCACTATGGCACCAAGCGCCATTCGGGTCGTTATTTACCCTTGGGGATCTGGTAAGGACCCATATCAGTCAGCCCAGGGCTTCATCGCTGAGCGAGACAAGCTCAAGGCTCAAGGCATGTCCGAGGTCGATATTGCCAAGGCCTGGGGTATGAGCACCACCGAGTATCGTGCTCTGAACAGTATCGCTCGCGCTGAGAAGAAGGCTGGCGATATTTCTCGAGCATCCCGTCTCAAGGACGCCGGTCTGCCCAACACGGAGATCGGCCGACGCATGGGACTCAACGAGTCCTCGGTTCGTGAGCTTCTCAAGCCCAACGCATCATATCGTAAGGACGAGATCACCCGGGTCAAGGATATTCTGGCCGACGAGGTGAAGCAGAAGAAGTTCATCGAGTACGGTCTGGGTGTCGAGCAGAATCTCCAGTGCTCGTCGACATCCTTGAAAACTGCAGTCGAGGCCCTCAAGGCTCAGGGATATACTACCCACGACGTCAAGGTCAAGCAGGCCAACAGTGATAACTACACCATTCTCAAGGTTCTGGCGCCTCCTGGCACCAAAGCCGCGGATATCCATGCCCACAGGGAGAAGATCCGCACTCCTGGTGTCGTTGTTGATGAGAAGGGCATATTGTCCACCGGCCTCAAGACTCCTCGAGCCATATCCTCGAAGAGAGTCAGCGTCAAGTACGCCGAAGACGGCGGAACCGACATGGACGGCGTTATTCTGATGCGCCGCGGAGTCAAGGAGCTCAGCCTCGGTGGCTCCAACTATGCCCAGGTGCGCATTTCCGTCGATGGAACGCACTATCTCAAGGGCATGGCCATGTACTCGGATGATATTCCGAAGGGCAAGGACATCGTCTTCAACACCAACAAGAAGAAGGGCACACCCATGATGGGCGGCAAGGACCACACGGTCCTCAAGCCCATGAAGGATGACCCCGATAATCCGTTCGGTGCCGTTGTCAAGCAGAGGATGTTCAAGAACCCTAAGACCGGCAAGAAGGAACTGAGCGCTCTCAATATTGTGAACGAGGAGGGCAAGTGGGATTCCTGGTCCCAGTCCCTGGCCTCGCAGTTCTTATCCAAGCAGTCACCTAAATTGGCAAAGCAGCAGCTCCAGCTCACCCGGGATGGTAAGCGCAAGGAGTTGCAGGAGATCATGTCGCTCACGAATCCCGTTATTCGCAAGCGCATGCTCATGTCATTGGCCGATGACTGCGACTCGGCTGCGGTTCATCTGAAGGCGAAGGCTCTACCCGGCCAGGCTTCTCAGGTCATATTGCCGATGCCCCATCTCAAGAAGGGCGAGGTGTATGCTCCTAACTATCCTGACGGTAGCGTTGTTAGTCTCGTGCGTTATCCTCATGGCGGGACTTTCGAGATCCCTACGCTCACTGTTAACAACCGAGGCAAGAAGTCGAGACATATTCTTGGCAATGCTCGGGATGCTATTGGGATCCATCCTCATGTCGCTGAGCGCCTTAGCGGTGCTGATTTTGACGGCGACTCCGTCCTGGTAATCCCCAACAAGGGGAAGACCAAGATCCGATCAACCGCCCCGCTCAAGGGACTCAAGGGCTTCGAGCCCAAGAGGGCATATCCCGGGTACAAGGGAATGAAGCGGATGTCGGATACTCAGACCCAGATGGGTAAGGTGTCCAATCTTATTACGGACATGACCCTGAAGGGCGCCAGTGCTGATGAGCTGGCCCGGGCCGTCCGCCATTCCATGGTGGTCATCGATGCCGAGAAGCATAATCTCAACTACAAGCAGTCCGAGATTGATAATGGCATTGCCGCTCTCAAGCGGAAGTACCAGGGTGGCGCTGATAAAGGTGCGGCCACTCTTATTTCCAGGTCCAAGGGAGTCAAGTACGTCCCTCATCGCAAGCCCCGTAGTGCAGCGAAGGGCGGACCATATGATCCCAAGACTGGGAAGAAGGTCTACGAGGAGACCGGCGAGTCCTATATTAACAAGCAGGGCAAGCTGGTCAAGAAGCAGACCAAGTCCACCAGGATGGCCGAGACATCTGATGCCAGGCGGTTATCCTCCGGTACCCTGATGGAGGGTATTTACGCACAGCACGCCAATGAGTTGAAGGCCATGGCCAACGATTGCAGGAAGCGCGCATTGGCTACCCCCTCCATCAAGAGAAACCCCCGTGCCGCCAAAGCATACGCCCCCGAGGTTTCATCCCTCCGGGCCAAATTGAACAGGGCCCTCAAGGAGAAGCCCCTCGAGCGGCAGGCACAGCTTGTGGCGCAAGGAGTTGTGCAGAAGAAACTTGATTCAAATCCGAATCTGAGCAAGAAAGAGCGCGCCAAACTGGAGGCCATGGCCATCAAGACGGCCCGTGAGAGGCTTGGTTATAATCGAGCTGGAACACGGATCGTCCCCACACCTCGTGAGTGGGAGGCCATCCAGAAGGGCGCTATTTCGAACTCAATGATGGAGCAGATCATGGCCAACTCCGATCTGGACACCATCAAGAGTCTTGCTCTGCCCAAGCAGAAGCTTGCTCTTGCTCCTCATCAGCGTTCTCGAATCGATTCGCTGCGCTCTAACGGCGCTACTACAGCAGAGATCGCTGACTCACTGGGCATCTCAGTAGCTAGAGTCAAGGAGTACTTGCATGGCTAGGAGAAAGTTCTCAGAACACCGCCCACAGACCTCTAATGGAGGTGTATAGGCCATGCTACGCCTAGCACTGACCACCGAGGACAATCCTTTCGATCCTTTCGATGAGTTCGATGAATGGTTTGCATTCGATGTGAGTCAAGGCTACCACACCTGTGCCTACCTGGCACGGGTCGCCACCACCAGCACCGAGCTCTCCGAAGCGGATCAACTCGAAGCAACGAATGAAGCGATTCAAGAGATCATGAAGTACAACTTGACTGGAAACTATCAAGTTGTCGAACGCAAAGTTTCGTGATCTTTCGTCCATTTCGTCCATTTTGAACTTCGAAAGAGGGGGGAGAGGGTCCGCAAAAAGGCCCACCCCCCGTCATCGGCCCGCACCTAGCTTTTTCCCCGGAGGTGCCTTTGGGCAATATGAATCGGGGGTTCGGATAAGACAGGGCGACATGTGTCGTTGGGGTCTTCTTGCGTTCGTTCCTTTCTACCCAACGAGGGGTACGCAAGTCGCCCTGTCCTACCTGAAACCCCTATTCATATCCACTAAAGGAACCCGGAACAGGAGAGAACTCCGTGGCAAGGGGCAAGAAGTCACCCAGAGGAAGGGCCGTCACTCCGGAACAGCAGGAGAATCGACTCATGTCGCTCGCAGTCCAGCGAGCCGAGGAGATGCTACTGGACGGCACGGCTCCTCCTTCCATCATCACGCACTACCTCAAGCTCGCCACGAGCCGTGAGAGGCTGGAGCAGGAGCGGATCAGAGCCGAGAACGACATGCTCAAGGCCAAAGCCGATGCTCTGGCAGCCTCAGCCCGAGGCGAGGAGGCCTACAAGGAGGTTCTCGAGGCATTCAAGTCCTACGCCGGAGGAGGTGTGGGGCTTGAGTCGGATTCGGACCTATAGTGAACTCTCTCGCATCGAATCCTTCGAGGATCGGTACGACTACCTACGTCTTAACCAGGATCCAGGAGATCAGACCTTCGGTTTCGAACGGTATCTGAACCAGACCTTCTATCACTCCACTGAGTGGCGCCAGGCAAGGCAGAAGGTCATCCTGCGAGACGACGCATGCGACCTCGGGGTCCCAGGTCACGACATCTACGACAAGATTCTTGTTCACCACATGAACCCGATTCGGCCTGAGGACCTCGAGGGAGAGTTCAATCCCGACATCCTCGACCCCGAGTACCTGATCTGCGTGCGACACGACACACACAACGCGATTCACTTCGGCGATGCGAGCCTGTTACCCAAGCCCCCTGTCGAGAGAACGCCGAATGACACGATACCCTGGAGGTGACCGTGGCTGACTCGATACTCAACGACATCAAGAAGGCCCTCGGCATCACTGAGGACTACACGGCCTTCGATCAGGAGATCATCCTACACGTCAACACGGCGATCATGTTTGCGGAGCAGCTGGGTCTGCCCCCTTTCAAGATCACCGGCAAGACGGAGACCTGGGATCAGTATCTGGCGGGCATCGCGAAGAATCTCGAGGCCGTCAAGACGTATCTGTATCTGCAAGTCAGGCTCGTCTTCGACCCTCCCGCCAACTCGTTCGTCGTAACAGCGATCGAGAAGCAGCTTCAGGAGTACGCCTGGCGCATCAACATCCAGAAGGAGACCCCATGAGCGACAAACTCATGCACTACGGGGTCAAGGGGATGCGTAGGGGCACTCGGAAGAGTCGCGAGGAGCGGAATGCCGAGCGCCGCGCCAAGTATGAGGCCAAGCTCAAGGCGAAGTACGGCATAGACGATGTCGGTAAGATTGAAAACTATCTCAAGAAGCGCAAAGAGCACGCAGAGAGGGTCAAGAACTGGCGTCTCGCCAACCAGAGAAATCGCCAGCTGACCGCTACAGAGCGTCGTGAGAAGTACTACGGCGAACTCGACCGCGGGAAGCTGGGCAAGACGTACTCCACGGACGCCACACTAGCCGAGGCTGCCCGTAAGTTCTACAAGAAGGGGCACAACAAGCGTATGAGTCACTCAGAGCTTATGCACTTCGGCGTTAAAGGCATGAAGTGGGGAGTTCGCAAGTCCCGTATCAAGGATGCGAAGCGGTGGACTTCCAAGAAGCAGGCCAAAATAGACGGCATGTCCGATGACCAGTTGAAGAAGGCTAACAACCGACTCCGACTGGAGAAGGAATACAAGCAGCTGACCCAGACCAAGCTTGAGAAGTATCGCAAACGCGTTGGAAAAGCCGCCGAAGAGGCCGCCTTCAACACTTTGCAGAATGCGCTCCAGAAGGGCTTCAAGTCGGCAGCTAGCAGAGGGGGGTCTGCGGCTATCAAGGGCGCCAAGCGATTCAAGCACTCGGAGACAGGAATGCCTGAGAATATTTTCTTCATCGACGAGGACGAGGTCCTCGCTCACCATGGCGTCAAAGGCATGCGTTGGGGCGTTCGCAAGCAGCGTCCCTCCGGAGGCGCCGGTCCAACTAAGAAGCGCAAGGGTCTTTCGCGTAATCAGAAGCGCGCTATTGCTGGAGCACTCGGCCTAGCTGCTGGAGTCGGTACTGGTATTTATCTGCAAAAGTCCGGTAATGGTAAGAAGCTAGCTGGATTGGCAAAGAAGCAGGGAGCCGCTGCTAAGAAGTTCGCTCAAGGCAAGGGGCGCAACCTCGGCGCTCAGGCTCGAGTCAAGAAGGCTCAGGCCAAGCGCTTCGCCAAGGCGCAGTCTGCGACGGCCAAGGGCGCTGCCGAGAAGCTGAAGACCACTAAGGCCGGTAAGTACGCCGAGGCTACCCGTCTCGGAGCGAATGCCGCCAAGTTCAAGGCGGGGGCTGCCGTTCGTAGTGCCGGATACAAGGCCAAGAACCAGGCCTGGAAGGTTGGTAACAGCGCCCGTAACGCCGCCAATGGCGGAGTCGGTGGCGTTAAGGCCGCGGCCGGATCCACTGCACGTGCAGCAAAGTCCAAGTTCGGCAAGAAAGCCCCGAGCAAGGCACTCTCCACCGCGGTTCGTTCGGGAGGAGCCGGTCGGCGTAAGCTCGCCGTTTCTGGAACCAAGGTTGTCAGCGGAGGGAACAAAGCTCTCGCCAAGAATCTTGCGAAGATCGGCGCGGTCGGGGTAGGAGCCCACGCTACGGGGGTCGTTGCAGGTCGCGCGGCGGCTAAGGCCGCAGGCAAGAAGCTCGAGTCTACCGGTAAGCGCAGGCGGGCTCAGAAGCGCCGCTGACCATGCTGTCGAATACCGCTACCCCGCGATATTACGCAGAGTTCCGAGACGATGTCCTTGCGGGTCGAATCCCGGTCTGCAAGGAGATCGAGATGGAGATGAATAGGATCGATGATCGGATTCGCAATCCCGGTTTTTATTACGATCGCGACGCTGTGGAGGGATTCATCCGCTTCGCGGAAGCGGAGATGACTCTCACCGACGGATCTGATCTTCGACTGCTCCCCAGTTTCAAACTCTGGGCCGAAGAGATCTTCGGCTGGTGGTTCTTCACCGAGCGATCGGTCTACGTCCCCAACAAGACGAATGCCGGCGGCCATTTCGAGAAGCGCCGGGTGAAGCAACGCCTCATCAACAAGCAGTACATCATCGTCGCCCGAGGCGGGGCGAAATCCCTGTACGAGACCCTATTGCAAGCCTACTTCCTGACAATCGACACGTCGACCACCCACCAGGTGACGACTGCGCCGACCATGAAGCAGGCCGAGGAGGTCATGCAGCCCTTCCGCACTGCCATCACCAGAGCCAAGGGCCCCCTGTTTGATTTCATGACGCAGGGGTCTCTTCAGAACACGACCGGAAATCGAGCGCTTCGCCAGAAGCTCGTCCCCACCAAGAAGGGGATCGAGAACTTCATGACGAACAGTCTGCTCGAGGTTCGCCCCATGTCCATCGATAAGCTTCAGGGTCTCAGGACCAAGATGAACACGGTGGACGAGTGGCTGTCCGGCGATATTCGAGAGGATGTCGTCGGCGCCATCGAGCAGGGGGCGTCAAAGGTCGACGACTGGCTCATCCTGGCCGTATCCTCGGAGGGTACTGTCAGGAACTCGGCGGGCGACAACATGAAGATGGAACTCCTCAACATCCTGAGGGGCGAATACTCGGATCCGCACACGTCCATCTTCTACTATCGACTCGACGACCTCAAGGAGGTCGCGGATCCGTCGACGTGGCTGAAGGCCCAACCGAATCTCGGTGCGACTGTCTCCTACGAGACCTATCAGCGAGACGTCGAGAGGGCGGAGCACGTGCCTGCGGCCAGGAATGATATTCTGGCCAAGAGGTTCGGCATCCCTATGGAGGGGTATACGTACTTCTTCACCTACGAGGAGACCCTGCCGCACAATCGTCAGGACTTCTGGGGCATGCCGTGCTCCATCGGCGTCGATCTCTCACAGGGCGATGACTTCACCGCGTTCACATTCTTGTTCCCCCTCAGCCGGGGCAGGTTCGGGGTCAAGACGCGCTGCTACATCTCCGAGCGGACTATGCTGCGCCTTCCGGGAGCCACTCGTCAGAAGTACGAGGAGTTCCTCCAGGAGGGCTCACTCATGGTGCTCGAGGGTACAGTTCTCGACATGATGAACGTCTACGAGGATCTCGAGGCGTTCATCGCCTCCTGCGAGTACGACGTGCGCTGTCTCGGGTTCGATCCGTACAACGCCAAGGAGTTCGTCACTCGCTGGGAGAACGAGAACGGCCCGTTTGGGATCGAGAAGGTGATTCAGGGATCCCGGACGGAGTCCGTTCCTCTCGGCGAGATTAAGGACATGGCGGAGGATCGCAAGCTCCTATTCGACCAGTCCATGATGACCTTCACCATGGGCAACGCCATCACCCTGGAGGACACTAACGGGAACCGCAAGCTCCTGAAGGCCCGACGGGAGAACAAGATCGACTCGGTCGCCGCTCTGATGGACGCCTGGGTCGCATACAAACTCAACAAGGACATGTT